TACTCTGATGCTGGTGGTGGAGATCATCCTAATTTAAGTGATTTGGATCCTTATGATGTTGCATTGTGGGAATATCTAGGTCGTCCTCCTGTTCCTTTTACAAGAGCAACACATTCTGATTTACTTCATTTTCTCTTTAGAACTACTCGTAGACTTACAGCAGATAGAAGATTCAAGCCTGGTTGGATAGATTTTGGTACTTTTAGATGGCCAGATGCTAATACTTATTATGAGCCTGGTAACGATGAAGAACCTGAGGGTATAAAGCAACGCAGAGATTTTTATGGTAACTATGTAGATAAAGATAAGGGTCGTGAAGGTGTTATCTTTTCTACAGGTTATCTAGAACCAAACTATTGGTCAGAAGATCGTGAGTATGGTGCTGTTGGTGGAACTTATGGTCCAGCGTTTCCTGTCACAAGAGATATGCCTGTATACATTGATGCTGCTGATGCAGGTCTTGCTGGTATTTCTCCAAACGATACACGAGCAGGATGGGGACAAGGATCGGGTGAAGAAACAGGATACTGGTCACTAGAAGGTGAAGATTTCCGTGTACCAAATCCTCGTGTACGATGGGTTCGCAAAGAACATCTTACTCCTACAGAACGTCAAACTGTTATGGAGTTATTCATGGGCGGTCATTACGGTACTGGTGTTTATAACATTAGTGATCCTGATGAGGGCCGTCAAGACATTAGTTGGAATAATGTAAAAGAATCTGATTTGGTTGTTATACCAACACCAGATACAAATCCATTAGCAATGGGAGGCATTCCTATTGAATTTACTGATGGTGTGCTTGTAACTACAAAGTCAAGTTTGTGGGCCGATTCTACAACTTATTTTTCTGATCCTAATTTGTCACGAGGCGAACCTGCCAAACCACTATTACAGGCAGGCGACATTGTGCAGATTGCGGGATGCCGTGGAATCCAAGAAATTAATGGTCGTATCTTTCGTGTAATGTCTTGTTCGGACAATGGAACTTTCTTTGATATCACACTTGGAACTATGGATGGCAAGGTATGGTCAGGCCCTGGAAAAATTAGTTGGAAACACGTTCCAGATCAGTTAGGAGAGTATGCTATAGAGGCTGCTGATGTCGTACCAGACCCTCCGTTCTCGAAGTACCTGGGGGGAGGAGTAGTCATTCCACACAACCCACATTGGTCACTCTGTTGGAAGGCCGACATGAGAGAACGTCAAATCAATATTGGTTCTCCAGATCCAGAAACCGGTCTCAACGCAATGCATTGGAATCAACCAACAGGAGATTATAATGCTCGTTATCCCTTTAACAATGTTTACGAATCTGAGTCTGGCCATATTATGGAATATGATGATACTCCTGGTGCAGAACGTATTCATCAGATGCATCGGTCAGGAACTCATTATGAAATAGATCATAATGGAACTCGGACAAACTATGTAAAGGGTGATAACTATGACATTCGTTTGCATGATGACTATATGTACGTCAAAGGAAAAGTCGTACACACTTTTGATGACGAGGTAATGATTCGTTATAATGATCGTGCAGATATTTCTGCAAATTGGAAGTTACAGTTATGGTCTGGTGGTGATATTGATATTCATTCTAAACGTAATATTAATTTTAAGGCAGACGGCGATATCAACTTCCAGGCTGACGGTCATATTAATTTACACGGTACGGGTGTAACTCCAGAACAGACTGAAGAATATCGTGCTGGATCCAGAAATGCTAAAGAGCGATCCAAGATTCGTATGAAGGCTGCACATATTCAAATGGAAGCAATTGGTGATGAAACTAAACCAAAGGCTTATGGTATCTTCATGCAATCAAATCAAGCACCAATTGGTGTTAAGACGTTAATGGAAGGAGATCAAGGAAATATTCATGTTGCAGCTGCCAATAACATGGATTTAACTGCATGGAATAATTTTTATCGAAGTACTGTTGAAGGACATATTGAAGATACTGCAAAAGGTAGTTATTTTGCTAATGCTCAAACAGGCAATATGAATCTTTCAGCTTCGATAGGCGATGCATTGCTTACGGGCGGAGCCAATGTTCATATTAAGGCTTGTTTACTTGTTCAGATTGCTGGAACACAAACTCTCGTCCAGTATGGCGCTAATCCAGCTACAGCTGCTGTTGGAAAATATGCCTATATTCCAGAAACAATAGAATTGCTTTCTATTGATTTGCCGAACCCAAGACCCGCTGTTGGTACAAGCGTTTCGACATTGGCGCTCAATGCAAATGATACTGAACTTGGAGTTGGAGGAGAGAACATTCGTAATCTCCACGACACAATTGATAATCTGCAAAAAGGATTAAGTGCTTACGTCACAAAGAAATATCCTTCATCAGCAGAGAAAAAAGAATATCTGTTTGACCAAAGTGAAATGGTTAGAACAGGTGTAAGCACTAAAACTTTAGAAGCTCCATGGAATGGTTATGAAGATCACAATAAAACTATTCTACCATTAGGCCCGGAAAAAGATCGTAAACCTGATCCGAATCCTGCTGCTTGTTGAGGAGCTTAAACTTTAATTAGGAGAAAAAAATGTTAAACAAATTGATTGAAAAAGTAAAAGATCGAGAAATGAATATGGGACTTCTTATGGTTATTATTGGAATTTTAATTTGGATTATTCCAGTCAAACTCGTTTTAACTTTATTTGTAATTTATGGATTGGTACAAATCTTCTGGAAGAAAGAAGAAAAGATTAGAGACATTCATCATCACCACCATCATAATGGAAATAATGGTAATGGTAAAAAGAAAGTAAGGAAGAAAGCTAATGGCTAAAAAGGCAGCTCAACAAAACAAAATTGAACCTGTAAAGAAAAGAACGTCAATTGGTTGTTCTGTTAGGTCTCGGCCGAAGAATAAAAACAAAAGACGTAACTTTAAAAAGTATAGAGGCCAGGGAAAGTAGATAAATATTACTAATGGCTACTGTACAATACAACGAAGGATTTGATGACGCAGAATCCGTAAATAATAGTCCTAGAAGTACGTTTATACATAAGGACTTAAATTTATTTTTTACTCGTAATCCAGTTACGAGTGATGTTTCTACGGTTACTGATATTCAGGCTATTAAAAGGTCTGTTCGTAATTTAGTATTGTTAAATCCAGGAGAGAAACCATTTCATCCGGAAATAGGAACTGGTATTAGAGCATCTTTATTTGAAAATGCATCTCCTCCTTTTTTAGAAATTCTTAAAATAAGAATTATTGATACTTTAAAAATTTATGAACCCAGAGTAACGGTAGAAAATGTTACTTTTAATGATCCAGATAGTCAAAGATTAGATAATAACACACTAAACTGTTTAATTTCTTTTAGAATTAATAACGCACCTCAAAGACTTGAAGAAGTTGAGGTAATGGTACAGAGACTACGATAATGGCAGCTGGTATTAACACAAAAGGCAAACTGCAAATCACAGAACTTGATTTTGACACGATCAAGAGTAATCTGAAAACATATCTTAAAGGTCAGTCCAATTTCACAGATTATGACTTTGAAGGTTCGGGTATGAACATTCTTTTAGATACTCTTGCATATAACACTCACTATACTGCATTTCTTGCTAATATGATGGCAAATGAAATGTTCTTAGATACGGCACAAAAAAGAAATTCAGTAACTTCTCATGCTAAATCTTTAGGATATGTACCAACTTCAACTAAAGCACCAACTGCATATGTTAAAGTTCAGGTCAACGATGCAAATACAACCAGTGTCACTATGCCAGAAGGTTATGCGTTTACTACAACTATAAATGGAACTTCGTATCAATTTGTGAATACAGTAGAAAGAACTATTCAACCTTCTAGTGGAATTTATGTCTTTGGTTCTACTTCCGGAATTCCAATTTATGAAGGATCCTGGACAACATCTAGATTTACTGTAAATCTATCTAACGCAGATCAACGATTTATAATTCCAAATCAAGATGTGGATATTTCTACTTTAAAAGTCTCAGTACAAAATAGTTCTTCGGACGTTACCACAACAACATATACAAAAGCAACTTCTCTTGTAGATATTACGAGCACAACAACCGCATATTTCTTGCAAGAAACTGTTGATGGTGAATGGGAAGTTTATTTTGGTGATGGAGTTCTTGGTAAATCTCTGATTGATGGAAATATAGTTATCTTAAAATATATCGTCACAAATATTGATGAGGCTAATGGTGCAAACTCATTTACTGCCTCTGGTACTATTTCTGGATTCGGCGATATTTCAGTTACGACTATTTCTGCTGCCGCGGGAGGTGCGGATCCAGAAAATTTAGATTCTATTCGACTTAATGCTCCATTCAGTTATGCTGCACAGAATCGTACAGTCACCTCTAAAGATTATGCCACCATTGTTCCTACAATTTATCCAAACGTAGAATCAATTTCTGTTTGGGGTGGTGAGTATGCTGATCCTCCAGTTTATGGAAAAGTTTATATTAGTATTCGTCCTAAAGCAGGAAATACTTTAACGGAATCAACAAAATCTTCAATCGTTACAGCTCTGGAAAACTATAATGTGGTTTCTGTTACTCCTGTAATTTTGGATCCAGAAACAACAAAGATTATTCCAACCGTAAACTTTAAATACAACAACACAGTTACTTCAAAGAGTAAAGAAGATTTGGCTGCATTAATTACTTCAGCAATTGCAACATACTCAGACGATAGTTTAGAAAAACATGAGGCTATCTTTAGATATTCAAAATTTGTAAGGTTGATTGATGATGTTGATCCATCAATTCTATCAAATATTACAAAAATTAAAATGAGTAAAACGTTCTTGCCCACTTTGAGTACGGCAACAAAATACACAATCAATTATGAAAACGCCATTTATAATCCTCATTCTGGACATATGGCGATCACTACAGGAACATCCGCTGGTGGCGTAGTATCTTCTTCTGGATTTAAATATACAGGAGACTCAAATGTATATTATTATGAGGATGATGGTAAAGGTAATATTAATGCATATTATATTTCTGGAACAAATAAAATTTATAAATCTGCACCTGTAGGTACAATTGATTATATCAATGGCAAAATTATTTTGTCAAGTGAGAATATTGCATCCGTAGAAAATTATGATGGCGCAACCCAAAAACAAATTCGTATTGTAGTTGTACCAAGTTCAAATGATATTGTTCCCGTGAGAAATCAGGTTCTTGAGATTGACACTTACAATCTATCGGTAACTGGAACAGCAGATAGTATTGTTGCAGGATCTTCTGATGGTGGAACACAGTATAGCACATCAAGTTCTTATAACTAATGGCTACAATCTACAGTAAGGTATCTACACAGGTTGCAGATCAACAACCTGATTTTGTTAGAGCCGATCATCCAGGATTTCTTGAATTCCTAAAAGCCTATTATGAGTTTTTAGAGTCTGCTGAATTAAAGCTCAAGAATTTTGGTTCAGTAGATTCTATTTTATTTGAGCAAGGAACAACCACATATATTATATTAGAGGATACTAATAGATATCGAACAGGAGAATCGAATAATATT